TACCATTTTTTTCAATATAAATTACTCTCTCTGCTCCACTCACAGTCCCATCTTCATTTTGAGTAACATAAGTTACTGCCCTATGGTAAATCTTTGTTCCGCCAACTGGTTTTCTAACAGTTCTGGTTTTGCTACCACGAATATTTTGTTTCACCTCACGGTACTCTACTCCGACAGGAGTCATAGCTTTCTTAGATACAATAGCACCTGGTCTGAATTGGGCAGCACCACTTTTTACTTCTTCTGCTGTTCCTTGAGTGAAAGATGCCATTAAAATACTTTTTATTTATTTAGGACAAATTTTCCATATTGTAGTGATAACAATTCATCAAGTTCATCTTGTTGTACTATGTATACTTGACTTCCTAACTCTTCCCAGGTATACTGTCTATACTCTTGGTGATGAAAATTTATACCACGAAATCCCCAATTGAATAATTCGGTTACAGCAACCAATGGATGTTGATCGTATTCAAGATTAGGGGTTTTTGCATAATAATAGAAGGTACATATGTTACCTACTTCAGGTATAGGAGTTACTGTATCATTTAGTGCATAGGTGATTAGTGTCATTCTATCATCAACACTACTCTCAGATTTAATTTCGTTAATGACAGATTCGATGCGGTTCATTTGATACCTAACTCGTCTTCTGTAATGATTTTAAACTCAATTTTTCTATCAGCACAAAATTCATGAGCAGCTCTCCACTTTGCTTTATTGACTTCCCAAGTAGTACATTCATAGATGTATGATTTAGTCACCTTTTTTCTTTTTGTTGGAGGTTTTGTCTGCTTCTTTGGTTTTACCTCAATGACATAGGTTTTAATTTCACCTGTACTTTCTTTTACCTTTATAATAAAATCTGGAAAATACTTATGAACCCTATTATCAACAGGAGATACATATGGAATGTGAAACTCTTCACTACCCCATTGGAGGATACTCTCATTTAGATCACACCAACGACAAAACTTGCGTTCCCAACTACTTCGACATATAATATTTGTATAATCACCTTTATATTTGTTGGGATATGACGGTCGGTATTTACTCTTGATACTTTCTGCCATACATAATATATAAGGTAAAAACTATTTATAGATGGCACTCACCGATAGACTTGGCAAATCTAAAACAATTGCTGAGATTAAATCTGCATTATTAAATCCTGCTTTAACATCACACTTTGATGTTGAAATTCCTTTTCCCTCTGCATTGAGATCACTTCTTGGTGTTAACCAAAGGTCTTTTAATTTATCCTGTAGTGAAGCTAGTCTTCCTGGATCTCAATTGGCAACTCTTGAGAATAATAATGATCGCACAGGTGTGACTGAGAAACATGCATATAGAAGGCAATTTGATGATAGGATAGACCTTACATTTTACGTTGATGCAGAAAAGTATACGTCAATTAGATTCTTTGAGAGATGGATATCATTTATTATGAATGAAGACCAAGGTGGTCTTCAGGGTGGAGGTCCATTAAATGAGCAAGAACCAAATATTGCATCGAGATCATATCATTACAGAGCAAGATATCCAAATGAATATATTATGGATCAAGGATTAAAGGTGACAAAGTTTGAAAGAAACTATCAAAATTCTTTAACCTATAATTTTGTGAGAGCCTTCCCACTTTCTGTTAGTTCAATGCCGCTCACCTATGAGTCATCTTCATTATTAAAAGTATCCGTATCAATGAGTTATATTAGATACTATCTTGGTAGTGGAAGTAATCCCACCAAAAATGCACCACCAGCAATACCTACGTTACCTACAGTTCCAGAACAAGTACAAAAAAATAGTAAATCTTTTGATCCGAATCTATATACTCCATCTATCAACTCTGATTCATCCTTCAGAAGAAATATAAACAGAGTTACTCCAGAGGATGCTCGTCTAATTCAAGAAGAAGCAAACTTTACTATGTTCTAAAAATACAATAAATAACAATACTGAAATACATCTATAGGACATTATGCCTTTACCAAAAATTGCCACACCGGTATATGAACTTGAATTGCCATCTACAGGTGACACAATTCAATACAGACCATTCCTTGTAAAAGAGGAAAAAGTTCTTGTGATTGCTTTAGAGAGTGAAGATACCAAACAAATTACAAATGCTATTAAGAATGTAATTAAGAATTGTATTCAAACTAAAGGTATCAAAGTGGAAACTCTTCCAACTTTTGATATTGAGTATTTGTTTTTGAATATTCGTGGTAAGTCTGTTGGTGAAGAGATTGAAGTTAATGTGACATGTCCTGATGATGGAGTAACTCAAGTTCCTATTACAATTAACTTGGATGATATTAAAGTTCAAAAAAATGAGGAGCACACGAATAAAATTAAGTTAGATGATACTATCATGATGGAGATGAAGTATCCTTCTCTTGAACAATTTATTAAAAATAATTTTGACTTTGAAGATGGTAATGCAATGGAGCAATCTTTTGATTTGATCTCGACATGCATTGATAAAATTTATACTGAAGATGAGGTGTGGGCAACTGAGGATTGTACCAAGAAAGAAATTGTTGAGTTCTTAGAACAGATGAATTCTTCTCAGTTCAAAGAAATTGAGAAGTTCTTTGAGTCTATGCCTAAATTATCCCATTCAATTAAGGTAAAAAATCCCAAAACAAAAAAAGAAAATACTGTTGTAATTGAGGGATTAGCGGGTTTTTTCGCATAGCCCTGATCCATATGGATCTGGAGAACTACTATAAACTCAATTTTGCCTTGATACAGTATCATAAATATTCATTAACTGAGATTGAAAACTTGATGCCTTGGGAACGAGACATCTATGTTGCATTATTGCAACAGCATCTTGAGGAAGAGGAATTAAAGCAAAAGCAAAGGAATGCCATCTAGTAAATTCGGTTCTAAGTTTTTAGGTGAAAGATACCAGCAGTATGTTGATGAACTTACTGCTGAAGGAACTATAGATGGTGAAAAATTATCTCCTACTGAAAGAAAAGAAGGATTTAAAAAGAGAAACGATAAGATAGGATTTGAAGATTTTGTTGAAAAAGTTTTAAAGAAAAAACAATCTGCATCTGTAGATAAAAAAATAAGATCATTACCAGGAGGAGGAACTGGCGGTGGTGCTTTGGTCAAAAGACCAGCAGGGGAGTTAGTAAAATCAGAAAATATAAGTAAAGCAGTTCCTCAAGAGGGTAGTAATATACTTGAGGAAATATTAAAGATTGTCACATCAATTCGTGATACTCTAATTAAGAAAAATGAATTTGATGTAAAACAATCAAATAAAGATAAGATAACGGCAGAAAGAACAAAAAGATCAAAGGGAGAAAAAAAGTTAGAGTCTGGTATCTTCAAAGGTCTGAAAAAAACAACTGAAAAAGTTCTTGCACCAGTGAAGGGATTGTTTACACAAATCTTTGATTTTATAAAAACTGTTATACTGGGTAGAGTTGTATTTAAGATCCTTAAGTGGATGGGTGATCCAGAAAATAAAGAGAAGATTGATAACCTTATCAGATTTTTCAAGGACTTTTGGCCTGCTATTGTTGGAGCATACTTATTATTTGGAACTAAGTTTGGTGGTTTAATTAGAACCATTGGTGGTTGGGCAGTTAAAATTATTAAATTTGCTGTGCCAAAATTGCTTAGATTTGTCACGCGAAATCCGAAAGCAGCAGCGGCATTAGCAATTGCTGGTGGTGTTGGAATGTTGGGTGCAAGAATATTAACGGGCACAGAAGTTGATGGTAGTGAAGAAACATCTGAAGAAGATCAAACTCCTGAACAGCAACAGGAAGCAGATTTTAGAGCAGCACAAACAACAGCAACAGAAAGTTTAAAAGAAACAGAAGAACCAGCAAAAATGTCCAAGGGCGGTAAAGTCCCTGGATCTGGAAATAAAGATACGGTTCCTGCAATGCTCACTCCAGGTGAGTTTGTGATGAGTAAGGGGGCAGTTGCAAAATATGGTGTAGATACAATGAGATCTATGAATGCATCTGGTGGCGGGACAGGTATTCCAAGTCTTATGTCAAATGGTGCATTTGGATATTCAAGTGGTGGTGGTCCTGGTATAGAACCATCTGAAGAACCTGGTGGAAGAAATAAAGAAGGAACGGAAAAATCTAAACCTAGTGGAAACTTCTTAACCAAATTATTTGGTGGAGGACAAAATAAACCACCAGCAGATGAGACTCCATCAGGCAGTAGTCTGACTGAAACTCAGCAAAAAGCATTGCAAGTCCTTGCAAAATATGAGTCTGGAGCAGCTGGATATGATGCAGTCAATCAAATAGGAACTGCTGGTGGTAGAGGAGTTAAAGGATTCTCTGGTAACATTAAAAAAATGCCACAATATAATGGCAGATCTTTGACTGATTTTACCATAGCAGAAATTAAAAAATTACAATTTGATGACAAAACAATGTCTGATGATCAATGGATAGAGTCTGGTAAACTTCATGCTGTTGGTGCATATCAATTCATTGGTAATACTCTTCCTGGAGTTGCACAAAGAGCAGGTATACCAGACGATGCTAAGTTCACCCCTGGTGTTCAGGATCTGATGGCACTTCAGTTAATGAAAGAGCGTGGAATTTCTCCTTGGGTTGGTCCAAGTGATAAAGCAACTCCTTCGGAGAGAGCAATCGTTGAGAAGGCAAGAAATCAACCTATAGCATACAGTCCATCAATGTCTACTGGAGGAGCTATCACTGCATCTGCTGCATCTTCTGGAAGTGCTTTAAGTAGTAGTGGTGGTAGTAGTAGTGGTAGTGGGTCAACATCTACTTCAAGTGGTAGTAATAAAAAACCAAAGAAATTTAATTATGCACAGTTGAGAAAAGAATTAGGTGTGACGACAGCATCTGTTTCTAAATCATCAAGACCATCATCTACTGCTGCATATTCTCAGATGCAGAATAACACTCAACAGGCACCACAAACACAAGGTGAAAAAAGTGTTTCGCCTGGAGTTCCAACATTTGATGCAGCTGCAATGTCTTCTTCAAAGAAGATAAAAACTTTAGGGATAACGGTGTAATCCATGGCAATTACTGCACAAAAGTTACTCCCTCAAAGTAAAAGTGGAACAATAACTCCGATAAAGAAAGGTGCAATTACAAAAATTACACCAATAGGAACAAAAGAATCTGCTGTAGAGAGCAAGGGTGAAAAGAAAGATACTCTTATAGTCATAAAAGAGAGATGTATTGAGATAGATACTCTTCTCAGAGGTTCTCTTGCGCTAGATAAAATTAGAGCAGATCAAGCACGAAAGAAAACAGAAAAACAAACACGTTCCAAAAAAGAAACTGAATTAGAAAAAAGTGATGACAAAGATGAAAAGAAAGGAAAAGGTCTTAAACTTCCTAAGATAAGTTTCTTTGATCGTATCAAGAATTTTATTAAGAATGTTATTCTTGGTTTTATTGTAGTCAGGTTATTAAAGTTTGCTCCACAAATAGCAAAAGTTGTATCTTTCTTGAAACCTGTTGCTAAATTTATCTTTGGTATTGGTGAAAAACTATTAGAGGGATTTGTTAATCTTGTTGACTTCGGATATAAGATTTACGACTCTGGTAGAAAGTTTATTGGTGATAAGTTAGGTGAAGATGCATTAGCCAACTTCGATAAATTGTCTGGTGCAATCAATACAATGCTGAACCTGGCATTGATTGCTGCCATGGCAACAGGTGCTGGTCTTGGTCGTGGTAAAAAACCTAAAGTCAAATCAAAAGTCAAACCAAAAGTTAAGACAAAAGTTGACCCTAAACTAAAGAAGATGGGTCTGTCTGATGATCAGATCAAGGCATATAATAAAGCAAGACAGGGTGGTGCTGGTGCTACTGATGCATTAACTCAAGCAAGAAAAGTCAAACCAAAACCAAAACCAAAAGGGTTCTTTGGTAGAATTGGGCAGGGATTTTCTGATCTTGGTACAGCAACTAAAGACCTTGCAACCAAAGGTGTTAAAGCATTTGGTGGCGGATTAAACTTTTTATCTGGTGGTAATCTTGGTAAGTTTGGAAATTTCTTACAAGATCAATATAAGAATGCATCTAAATTTGCGCGAGGACAATACGATAAGGTTGCTCAAGTTGCTTCAAACTTAAAAAATAAAGCCTATCAAGGCATCGATAATTTTAAAAAGGGAGCTGCTAATATTGCAGATAATGTAAAAAAAGCAGCAATCCAAAAAGTTATAGAACCTTTAAAACCAATTTTTGATCCAATATTAAATCAGGTAAAAAAAGTTGGTGAAGGTATTATGGGTATCTTAAGAAAGATACCTGGATTTGAACTCGTAGACAAGGTTCTAAGGAAGAATGGTGTAAAAGGTATTGGTGACGCGAAAGGACTTCTCAAGAAAGTAGGTGGAAAAGCAATACCAATTGTTGGTGGTATCGTTAACCTCTTATTTGCATATGATAGATTAGCTCAGGGAGATTTGATTGGTGGATTACTAGAGGGTGTATCTGGTGTTCTTGATTTATCTGGTGCATTTGGATTCGCTCCTGGCCCTGGTATTTCTATGGGTATTGATGCATATATGTTTGCTCGTGATTTTATTCCTCAAATTCAGGAGACTGAAGGGAAAATTGTAGATGGGATAGGTCTTGGTGGATTAAAAGGTCAATTAGAAACCGTAGCTAAAAAACTTCCAGATCTTTCTACCATTGCAAAAATGTTTACTGGTGGTGATCCAAAAAAACCAATGATTGGTGATAAGGGAGATACTTCAGGAACTGATAAATCAAACCTTGGTTCTACTCCTACTACAACTACGCCAACATCAGCATCTAGAATGGGTAACTTTGATGTTGGAGCAAGTAGTGATATTACCAAGGTTGGTAAAGACCTCATCTCACAAGGATTCTCTGTTGCTGAACACCCAGACTTTACTAAGACTCCAACAGCATCTGGTGGTACATATACTCCGGGTAAGGGATCAGTTTCTAATGTGCATAGTGGTGCTGGTCACTATGAATCCAGAGCAATTGATGTCACTGATTGGAGAGGATCACTTGAAGATTCTAAGTCAAGATATCGTTCTGTCTTAGATTCGATCTATAATAATGGTGACATGGCAAAAGATATGTTACTCATTCACGATAGTTGGGGAGCTGCTGATAAGAGTGGTAAAAATGCTCCAGGATCTCATGCACACCCAACTCATATGCACATTGAAGTAAAGGATAAAGGTGGATTCATTGGTAAGGGACTGTTTAAAAATATGGGTGGTATTGAGTTTGTTCTTGATCATGACACCACAAAGGCACTTGAGAAGAAACTTCCTGGATTCTTGGATGCTATAAACAAAGCAGATGGAAAATCAGTGATGGATGTTCTTGGAAAATATGCATCATATGATATGCCAGAAGTGATTCCAGTTCCTATCCCACAACCAATTCAAAATACAGTTGGTAATGCATATGAAAAAGCAAAGACGACGACTAACACTATCATTGCTAAAGGAAAGGAAGCATTCAGCGATATCTTGTATATGCGTTAAATAGAACTAAGAGGTAATAAACATGTCAGAGACAAAAGTAACTGGTGCTCAGTCTAATCCTGCTTTTATTGAAAGGTTGGATATCTTCTCAAATAAAGATCAGAGTAAAACTGTATCTATCTTAAACGGTGCAGTACAGTTGATGTACTATGAGAGTCTTCTTCAAGACTCTGTAATGGCAACTGTTTCCTTTACTGACTCTGGAAGTGCGATTGATAATAAGAGTGCTCTTGAGGGATTACCTATCGTTGGAAGTGAAAAAGTAGAATTTAAAATTAAAGATAATAATAATGAACGAATAGAATTTACTTTCTATGTCAATAAAGTAACTCCAGTAGAAGACAAAACAACAAAAGGTCTCAACAATCTTCACTTGGTTTCAAAAGAATATATTCTCAACGATGAAGTTAGAATCAATAAAAGATTTGATGGTAAGGTATCAGAAACAGTCAAAGAGATACTGACCAACTTTTTAGAAACTGAAAAAGATATCACCAACATTGAAGATGCAACAGAGTTGAATGAGATTCCTGGTCAATGGAAACCATATTATACACTGAACTGGTTATCTAAGAAGTGTGCTCCGTCTTCTGAAACTCCTGGTAAAACCGCAGGTTTTTTCTTCTACGAAACATCAAAAGGATATCATTTCAAATCAATTGATACTCTACTGAGTCAGGAGAAGAAGAAGTCGATTATCTATAATGAAACTCCTGATTCAAGAGGTGCTAACATCCCAGAAGGATATGATATGAAAGCATTGACATTCTCTAAGGACAATCGCATCAATGTTCAAGAAAAGATGCAGGCAGGATTCCAATCAACACGAATCGTTTTGTTTGATCCATACACCTGTAAGTATGAAGTTCTGAACCCAAAGGCTACAGGAGATGATGGAGTCGAGGATTCTCTAAAGAAAGGAGGAAAGGAACTACCAGTTCTGAACCCAGAGTTTAACCGTCAGGGCAAAAATAAACAGTTCTCAAGGACAACTTATATTGTAAAAGATACTGGAACTCTACCATCAGGATCAAGTAAGCAGCAGATTGAAAAGTCAAAGGATCAAAACTTTAGACCTGAACTGATTACCAATCAGGCAATTATGCGTTATAATCAACTGTATGCTTCTGAGATTGAGATCACTGTTCCTGGTGATTTTTCTCTACATGCAGGTGATGCAATATACTTTGATGCACCATCAGCACAGAAGGATACAAAAAATGACGATATTGACCGTCAAATTGGTGGTCTATATATTATATCAGCATTATGTCATTTAATTAATGCACAAGGAACTTATACAAAGTTAAATTTGGTAAGAGATTCTTTTGGGAGAATGGGAAAAACCCCACAAACTGGCAAACCAGCTACGGAAACAAAAATTCCTGGTACACAACCTTCATACCAAAGAACGGTATCAAGTGCATCATACGATACCACAACTACTTTTTAATTACTATTATGGAAAAAAATATAGAGACTCACATCGAAAAGGATAAAAAAATTCTTGAGGACCCAACTATTTCTCCACAGCAACGTCGCCACATTGAGGGTGAGTTGCATGAATTAGAAGATTATGCAGAGCATCATAAAAAAGAAATCGAAGCAGGAGATCACCACGATCCCAGTTATCTTGAACTATTCTGTGATCAAAATCCCTCCGAACCAGAATGCCTGGTATATGACGACTAATGGCAGAAGGAGCAGCACTATTTGATCCCGGTTTTTTAGGAGCACAATTTATTTGGTGGCTAGGACAAGTTGCCGATGATTCTGAGTGGAGAAATAATTCACTATCTGGAAAATTTGAGGATCCAAATAGTATCCCTGGATGGGGTAGGCGATATAAAGTTCGCATCATGGGTATCCATGATAAGGAAGAAGAGTCTATTCCTTCAGATCAGTTGCCTTGGGCGAGTGTCATGTATCCCATCACTGCTGGTGGTGGACAAGCAAATGCAAGCACAACTCCTGCATTACGTCAGGGTAATTTTGTCTTTGGATTCTTCATGGACGGACAAGACCAACAGGTCCCCGTCATCATGGGAATCATGGGGCATAATGCTCAGACTCCGATGTCAACGAAGATTGGCAATACGGAATCTAACTTTGGTCCTACCAGTGGATATGCTGAAGGAAAAACACCTCCAGTAGGAAGTGCCAAACCAACAGCTCCTGATGAAGGTTTAGTTACAAAGAAACCAACAAATTCTGCATTAGGAAAAGCACTTGCACCAGCACCTCCTGGAGTCAAACTTAATAAGTTTGGACTGAGACCAGATCAACCTCTTAGTGCAATTCCAGATGGTTTACAAGTCGCAAACGCTGCAAGAGAGCAGGCAAGAAATGAAGGTAAGTCAGTTCAGGAAGTAGAAGATGCCGCAATGCAAGCGGTAGCAGATCATGTTAAAAAATTAAAAACACAACAAGAATCTCCATCAACACCAAGTCAAGGTAATCCAACAAAGGAAAACCCTGATGCGATGCATCAACTCTCTTCTGCTGATGTAAAACGTGAGAGTAAGATTAGAGAATGTAATGTTATAATGAAACCTGATCCTGATCAGTTTGTTCAGTCAGCAATATCATCAATTCAAACAATCATTACTAAATTGACAGAGAGATTAAATTCATATCTTGCTGCGATATCAAGTTATATTGATGCGGTATCAAGCACAATTTCAAGTATAAAGAAACTAATCTCTGATGCTGCATGTGAGATTGCAAAGTATATGAAGATAATCTTTGATAAGATTATGGAATACGTCATGAAGCAATTGAATAAGGCAATGACAAATGCTGTAGCAGCATTACCTATTCATATGCGAACAATGTTTGCAGACTTAAAGGAGCAAATTGGAGAATTAATTTTATGTTTATATGGAAAACTTACTGCAGATATTTGCGGCCAAATTGAGGGTCTGCTATCTGATGCCTTAGATATGGATAATGCTGAAGCAAAGGCAAGAAGAAATTATGAGAATAATGATACAGATGATTTAAAAAGAAAACCAATGGTTCCAACATGTTATGCTGAAGATGTTATTGGAAGTATTTTATATTCAAATCAAACACAAATTGATGATGCCAACAGAAATATTTTAGATAATGTAAATGAATTTGTTAAAGATATGCAAAGTGAACTTGCAGGTGTGAGCGGATCTATATCTGATATTTTGAGTCAAATTACTGATGTTGCTGGTAGTATCAGTGGTGCTCTCTCCTTTACAAATATTAGTCTTAATATTTTTGGTTGTGAACTAAAACCAAATGTAGCAGTATCTGATAAGTATTGTATGGCACATGGTGGATCTGCTCAACCAGATACTAATTTCCCAAGTATCAAAGCTATTGAAAACTCAGTGTCTAATGGAATTGATAAAGTTCTTCCACCACCACCAGAGTCATTTGCACCACCTCCTGCAGGAACTGCTGATATTGATCTTGACACTCCAATATCACAACAGGAGAGAGATGCAGTGCGTCAGGGTAATATTGTTGATGAGCAAGGAAATAACATCGGAACCATCTCATAAATACTCAATATGAAGGCAAAGTATAACCGATAATGTCGTTCAATCTCTTCGGACCAGCAGACAAATGTGATATTAGGGTTGGATATATTTCAACCACAAGAGGTTACGTTGATGGTGTCAACCGATATGAGGCTAATAAGTATGCAAAATTAAATCCAGGAACTCAATTTATTCTTAGAAGAAGGGATAAAATTCAGTTCATGAATATCAATGGGGTTAATAGATTAGAACCAAAGGATCTTCTTCCAGAAAATTCTTCTAGTGGTGATAAAGGATGTTCTGGTATTACTGGACTTGATATTTACGATGATGATGGTGGAATAAGATCAGATGCTTTTAATAATGTAGATCCGCATGTTATTTTTTCCGGTGGTAATGGTATTGGAGCGAAAGCTAATCCTATATTTGGAACTGATGGCAGTCTCCTTGCAGTAGATTTAATTGATGGTGGATGGGGATATGCATATGCACCAGTCACAGAAGTAATAGATGAGTATGGTATTGGTGCGGGGGCAGTTGTCCGATCTATTATGGTTGGAGACCCTGAATATTCTAAATGTACATTTATTGAGACCGTTCAAACTTTTGAAAATGAAGAAGATTTTGAGGAATATGATTTAAGTACATGTGGTCCGTCAGAAATAATAACGTTTGGTAAAAGATATGATGCAAATGGAAATGAAGTTGGTGTATGGGATCCAACTACTTATGCAACTCTTAAATCAAATCCTGCAGAGATTGAGCAAAGAAGATACCAAGACTTCTTAGAGTCTTTAAGAGGTGGAACAAGAATAAATCTTCAGGATAATACTATTCGTAACTGGTGGACAACTCAGAGAGAAAAACCATTAAGGGTTACTGCTCTCAATAAAAAGTCTAGAGTTATTCATAAGGTAACTCATCCGGCATGGAGTGAGTTTATGAATAGATATGCTGTCTCTCCTGTTCCTCCATCAAATGTTTCTGGTAGTGACTTTGCTGGAATAGAACATACACTAGAGTGGGAGGAAGACTTCCCATACGATGGTGATTATAATTTTAGATATGCTGCGGACAACGTTGCTGATATTTACTTAGACAATGTACTAGTTGGTAGGACAACTAGATTTAAAGATTCTCCAGATAAGTTAAAGAAATTTGTTACTGCTGGAGTTCATAGGATTAGAGTTGACTTGGAGAATATTCCTATTCTCACAAAAATACCTAAGAAAAAAGATGAGAAAAAATATATTAATACTGAGTTTGAAGTTTATGGGCAAGGATCTCAGAGACATCGTGCAATAAAATTCAGTTTTACATCTGAGGGTGGAGCACATTCTTTTGTTTTAGATAATGCTCAGAAAAGTAGTAAGTCATATAAAAAAGAGATAAGAGTTCTTAGAAACACAAATTATAAAGTTGTTGCTGTTGCAGATTCTGCTAGGGAAGAACCACAAATCGGACAAAGAGAATTTAAAATTCAATATGGTAGTGCTTCATCAACATCAGGAAAAAAAGTTGTCAACAAAGGAAGAGAGA